GAACATATTAAATCAATAACTAAAATAAAGTAAAATGGAACTAAAAGTAAGATGTTCAGAACTTAGCAACTTAATGACTAAGGGCAGAAGTAAAGCCGAGCCACTATGCGAAACCGTTAAATCATACATACAAGAAAAAGCAAAATGCGACTTCTACGGTTTAAAACCTATTTTAGAAAACAAGTACCTTAGCAAGGGTATAGCGAACGAACAAGTCGGGATTGATTTAGTAAATCAAGTTAGGTTTATGGATTTTGTTAAAAATACCGAACGCATAGATTTAGGCTGGTTAACAGGTGAGTGTGATATAAATGCGGAAGACCGTATTATTGATATTAAATGCAGTTGGTCATTTGATACATTCCCAGCGTATGAAGAAGAAGCGCAAAAAAGCGTTAAAAAAAGTGGCTACGATTGGCAAATGAGGGGTTACATGATGCTATATAACAAAGAAGTTGCAGAAGTGATTTACTGCTTAACTTCAACTCCTGACAGTTTACTTAGTGCATGGGAGGATGTGAGTATGCACAAGGTTGACCACATAGAAGCCGAAAAACGAATTACAGCTGTGAGAGTTGAAAGGGATTTGGAAATAGAGGAAGAAATTAAAAAACAGTACGAAATTGCTAATGTGTACTATAAAGAATGTTTAGCAGAATTAACAACTAAAAACCAACAATCATGGATTTAAAAGGAGAATTAATCAGAATTTACGACACAAAACAAGTAAGCGAAAAATTTGCTTTACGTGAATTTGTAATCGAAACCAAAGAGCAATACCCACAGAGTATTGTTTTGCAAGTATCACAAGAAAAATGTAAAGTATTGGATAATTACAAGCTGGGTGATTTGGTGCAAGTAAGTATAAATGTACGTGGGCGTAAATGGACGGACAAAGAGGGTAAAGACCGCTTTTTCAATACTTTGGAGGTTTGGAAAATATCGAACGAAAGTTCTGCACCTGTAAGCGTACCAGTACCAGCACCAGAGCCAACAATGGAAGATGATAAATTACCTTTTTAATTATGGAAAAAGAAACTGAATTTTTAAGAAGGCATAAGGTTATTAAACCTGAAAGTCAAGATTTATTTATCAAATTAGAAGACGGAACAATTTACAGTTTATGCAAATTATTAGATTTATACCTTTATGAAAATACCGATTTAAATGGAAAAGATAAAACCGCACCAATTAATTAACCTTACAAGGGATTGCAAGGAAATTATTAACGACTACATGGCTAAGCATGATTTAAGTATACACGCATTTACTAAGCTTTGTAAATTGAATTCGAACCAACTTTATTTATTTTTGAACGACAAGCGTGGGCTGAACATTACAACAATGCAACGTATCGCAGAAATAGTTAGCAAGGAGGGGGGTTAGCCCCTTTTTTGTTAATAAATCTTAATGAAAAATATTTTTATAAATATTGTAGTTTATTCAAAATTAATTTATATATTTGTATATAATTATTAACAATTAAAACAAAAAGGTTATGAAAGCTCAATTTTTTAAATTAAAAGGTGCAGAAAACTATTACAAATTAAAAAATGTTAGAAAACATAACATAAATACATTTATTGAATGTGATAACTTGGGCAATCCAATAATTAAAAAAAGATGCTGGAGTACACAGCTACAAGAACAAGTTGTAATAATTACAGGATTTGATAAATTAGAAAAATGCGCCTAATCCTACTATTATTCCCTATCCAACTAGCAATGCACCACAAACCAAAAGTAAGGGTGCAAAAGTTGGAATACTCGGAACACATAAGGCAAAAGCTAAATTCAATACTAGAAATACCCGAGGGGCGAAATTATTGGGAGCTAGAATTTAAAACTATAAATTACGAAAATAAACTAAAGGAATATTTAAAATGAAAGTAGAATTACACGATTACAACATAGGCACTCAATCAGGCGATGCAACGGTGCTTGTGTACGATGACCCGACAGATTTAAATAGCGTTATTTTTGACGGAACTGTAAATTTTGAATTTACGGTTGATAAGTACGAAACAGGCGATGGCTACATTACACCAATTGAGAATTGGATGGATGTTGAGATTACCGATATTGAATTTTTTGATACGGAAAACCGCAGAATTAAGCCGAAATACGATATTAAGGAAGCAATCGAGTATAATTTAATTGAACAAATAAAAGATAAGGAAAATGAGTAAAGAAGAAAAAGACAATATCACACGTTTAAGCGCACTTTGCGCTATTACGAGCCTTTACATTAAAGGGTGTAAGAAAACTATACAGGAAGCAAATGTAAGCGTATTGAAGCAACAGTATAAGTACGACCAGTTAAGCATTCCAAACAAAAAAGTAGTGGATAAAAAAATTGCCGATGCAATGAAAAATTTAAACCTTACAATGGATACAACTACGATTGTTTTGGGTAGGATTGAAAAAAGTATGCGTAACACGTTAACAGATGAAGTAACAGACGCTTTAATCGACAAACTAGATGCGGTGCTTGATAGTGTTGATTTGGATGGGATTTTGAAGAAGAAATAACGGTTCACGGCTTTGCGATGGTTGGGAATTTGGAAACGAAATGTCAAACCCTTGCACAAAGCTAAATAGAAGTAAAAATGTTCAATTAACCACGACTGCCCAACTATTGCAAAGCCGATGTTAGCAGTAGCCTTTTTGGTCAGTCGTACAAAATAAAAATAAAAAAATGTCAAATTTAAAAGTACAAGATTTAAGAATAGGAAATTTCGTTTATGGATTAGACGAATTTCAAGGAACAGCATTACCGATTTGTTCACTACATAGTGATAATACACTTCGTTTATTAGTTGGCGAAAAGTCAATTGGTTGCTATTCTGCAAATGCTATTGAACCAATAGAACTAGATTTTGATTGGTTAGATAAATTTCAGTTTAAATACAATGAAGAAACGGAATGCTATCATTATTATAATCTAATTATTAATAAACTATTTGTAATGATGGATATTGACATACATGTCCATTTACAATATGTACACCAATTACAGAATTTATATTTCACTTTAACTGGCTATGAGTTAGAGTGTCAGTAAGGTTACTGCTAACGTTTGCAGATATACCCAGTTTGGGATTAAAGAGTAGAAACTTTAAAATTAAAATAAAATGAATAAAGAAGCAGAAATTTTGAATGAACCACAGAAACCCAAATTGGGTATATCTGTTGTTATGCCACGTTTTTTATTACGTCCATTTTACCTACTCTTAAAAAAAGATATGGTAAATAGGTTAATTGAAAAACATGGTGAGCAATTTATTGACGATGTTATGGAAACATTCGGAATGCCAACAAATTTAATGGACAAATATTATAAAAAATAGAAATATGCAAGTAAATACAAGTGAAGTAGTTGAATGTGGTAATAAATTGTATTACGACATTAACCCAAATAGTAAAATGGATGTACCATCTATGTTCTATGTTAGGTTAGAAAAAGAGTGGGTAAAATGGAAAGAAAGTGGAAGTGAATTATCATTCTACGATTTCTGTAAGTCGCAGTTAAATGCGGCATAACGTTTCTCGGCTTTGTGCAGGTGGGGCATTAAAGCACGAAAGTTTCAACCCACCACTAAACTTAATTAAAAAAAACAAATGATGAATATAGCAGATAACCCCCACTTGCACAAAACCGATGTTAGGCGTTGTTTTACTTTTTTCAAGTCAGACGAATACCCTAACGGTGCGATTAAAGTAACAAAAGAAGATGCATTAAAATTGCAAGAAATTGGATGGTCAGTAAACTTTCATACAGACTATTATTTGAACTTTATTGGATGTAATTTCAATGGATTGGAGATAGGTTTTTGTAATTGGATGAGTAATTTAGATGCTGTAATAAGCACTCCAGAAGTTGGATATTATTCTGATTCTTGGGGCGAAACTGTAAAGTTCAAAAGTCAAGAATGTCTTGAAGTTTTTGTAGATACGATTTCTAACTTGGTGTTGTTGTCAAAAAATAACGCCTAACGTTTTGTGGCTTGGCGAAGTACCGCCTTGCAGAATGTTGAATTATAGTACAAAGGCTTGTGGCGGTATTTTGCCAAACCACTGTTATAAGCCGTTTTTATTGGTTTGGCGTAACAATTTAATTTTAAAACAATGAGTTCAATAACCTTTGAATGTGATGTAACGGAATTTGATATAATTCCAAAAAAAGAAAATGATGAAAATGTATTTGCTATCAATGAAAAATGCTTAATCATTAATCTTATGGATTCAAAACAAGAAAAAATATTAATCCAGACCGAAATAGACAAAAAAGATGCTATTGAATTGGCAAAATTAATTTTATTAAAATATAATATTTAAAACAATGGGAGAATACAGATTTTCAGTTTACGCAAAATGGCAATTAGGATTGTCAATTTCATTTGATGGTCAAATAGTTTTAGGGTTGCCTTTTATGGATGTCCGTTTCGCAATTTCTAAACACGCTAAAGGTGTCGAGATTTTCGGGTGGTACTTGTCTTAAAATGGCTTATAACACCCCCGTTAACGATAGTTTTAATTTCGTTAACAAAAAGTTATTAATTTAAAATAAAAGAAAATGAAACCACTAACACTAAAACACGCAATTGATAACAAGTTTACAGGTATTGATTGCGTACGCTATTTTAAACCTGATTGGAGCGATGAAGAATGTGATTATCACTTATGGTCGCACACTTGTTTTCCGTTATCAACCGAAATCATGATTAATCAATTAAACCAACATTTTATAAAATGAAAAAAATAATAATTAATAAGGATTACGAAACATTTGGATTTAGCGTTATGTTTTGGAAATTTCAGTATTTTAAACAAAATAAGTATATTTTAAGAGTGCATTTTATTTTTTGGAGTTTATCAATTAGATTTTAATTATGAAAAAAGAATTACTTATATTCCTCTACGGATTTTTAATCGGTTTATTTATTAATATTTTAGCAGATTTTATTATATTATGAGAGTATTAATGTACTACGCACTATTTAAGTGTTTACTAACTTATTTGGTTATAAAGCATAAATTACGTAAATTTGTAACGTTTTGTTTTAATTGTTAGTATATTAGGTGGTTGCATTTCGTTCTTTTCGCATAGTTTTAAATTCTTACACCGCGCCACCTAGTAACTACCCTAAACCTTAAATCATGAAATACTTACTTTTTCCTATACTTTACATAATCTGGACTTTAGACCGTATATTTTGCGCCCTATTGCCACACACCGAGCACCCGAAATTTAAAGATTTTTTTCCTAGTTGGAATATAGTTAAATTTGCGTTAGTAAGAGTATTAATTTTAATTTTGTTAGCATGGATTTTAAATTAGTAGATATTAAAACGGTTAAGAAAAACCCGAACAATCCGAGAATAATTAAGGATGATAAATTTGTAAAGCTTGTAAACTCGATTAAAGAGTTTCCTAAAATGTTGGAAATTCGTCCAATAGTTGTTAACGCTGATATGGTTGTGTTAGGCGGAAATATGCGTTTAAAAGCCTGTATTGAAGCTGGATTAAAAGAAGTGCCAATAATCAAAGCGGATGACCTTACAGAGGATGAACAAAGGCAATTTATAATCAAAGACAATGTAAGTGGCGGAGAATGGGATTGGGAAATGTTGGCGAACGAATGGGACACTGAGAAGCTGGAGGAGTGGGGTTTGGATGTGCCCGATTTTGAAGCAGACCAAGTACTAGAAGCCGAAGAAGATGATTTTGATACAACACCTCCCGAAGAACCTAAAACGGTCTTAGGTGATTTGTATGAGATAGGAGAACACAGATTATTGTGTGGAGATAGTACTTGTTCAGATGCAGTTGCTAAGTTAATGAATGGAAGTAAAGCTGATATGGTATTTACCGACCCGCCTTATGGAATTGATATTGTAGGAAATAATGGAAAGGTTGGTGGAGATAATAAAGCTAAAAATGGAGTTTATAGCAAAGTGATTGCTGACGATACTACTGATACGGCAAAAGAATTCTATCAAACTTGCCAAGCATTAGGGTTTGAAAACTATATTATTTGGGGAGGAAACTATTTTATTGATTTTCTTCCATTTAGTTCAAGTTGGATAATTTGGGATAAAAGAGGAGATATGAATAGCAATAATTTTGCTGATGGCGAAATGGCTTGGTGTAGTTTTG